GCTGATGGCTTAAATGAACTTGCTGGCACCAGAGACAAGCCGACTGGTTGGTTAGAAAAATTCGGACTGATTCGTAATGTTAAAGGTGAAGACTGGCACGTTACTATTGCTGGCGCACCACCAACACCAGATGATGCAGAAGTGCCTGATAAAAAAGGTAATGCAGTTGATGTTGCAACTGGTAAAGTCGTTGAAGGTGCCAACATCGGTAAATCATCAAACGAAATTGCAGTTGAACAACGCAATCAATCTAAACCAAAAAATCCCACAGTTGTAAATGCTGGTGTAACAAACAACACCACCATCATCAGAGAAGAAAAAATCTTATCAGCGGCAGCATAAAAAAACGGCACCCGAAGGTGCCGTCGCAGTCGATTAGTGGAGGATTAATCTTCTGCTAGAGACTTGAAATAATCTAGTTCTTCATCTTCAATGTCTGGTGAAGAACGTGGTGTAAACTCTTCAGCCTTTGTCTTAGAAACTGGTGCAGTACCATCAAGACCAAGAACCTTATCAAGTTTTGCTTTCAACACATCATATGACTTAAAGTTTTTGGGATCAAGAAACTCTTTGAGTGAATATTCTTTTTTCCACAGTGCTTCAAGTTTAGCATCATCACCATCAAACAATGCTGAAGGAGATTCAAACTCAGACTTGTCATAGTTGCGATAACCTTCAACTTGACGAATCTTGATTTTGAAATTAGCACCATCCCAGAAGTCAAATGGATTAATTGCTTTCTCATCTTCAAACTGAGGATTCATTGCTTCAGTCAGTTTGTCGAAAATTTTCTTACCAAACTTGTACAGTTTGATTTGACCTTCGTTCTCTGGATTCTTAGGATCAGAAACGATCAGCACATTTGAAATGTATGTAAGACGGCGCTTCTGCTTACGTGCGATTTCTTTATTTGCTTCGATACCAGAGTTCCACAACACAGAGTTATACTCTGATACTGGGTCTTTCTGATTCAAAGTAGTCAAAGAGTTTTCGATATACCAGCCACCCGGACCTTGAAAGCCGTGATTGAAAACACGAACCCAAGGAAGTGCATCATCACCATCTACTGCTGGTGCTGGCAGAAAACGAATCACTGCCATACCGTTGCCAGCTTTGTCTGTTTCTGGTTGCCAAAAACGATCATCGTCTTTAGAACCTTCTGCTGGAGTGTTAATTGATTCAATCGCTTTGGTGAGTTTGTCGAACGAATTGCGATTGCGTTTGAGAGAAGAAAAATCTGCCATATTGTTACCTCGTATAAGTTAGTTTATTAAAAAGTATGTGCGTCTTGTCCACGTGATTCATTATATACTGATATATATGTGTCGTCAAGAACAGATTGCACGATTTTTATCGTTTTCGCCGTGTCTTTGTGAAGAATGCCTATGCCACCTGCCATATTAAAATCATCAATGACATCTTGGGTATCATCAATAATTACAATGTCGGATTTGGCGTAGTCTGCTTTCAAATGACGACCAGGTACGATATTGGCTTTAAAATCAATGTTATAATTTTTCAACCAAACCTTTTTCTGCCGCTTTACTTCTTCGTGATGCATACGACCACCAGAAGAAGAAAGTATCTCTACAGGTATATCCAGTGAGATAATGTACTTCATTAATTCTTTACCACCAGGATACCATTCAAGTGTTTCAAAATTTTTGCCGTCTACAAAACGATTCCAATTATCATCATGTTTTTCACCACGTTCACGGCTGCTTGATGCTTTTTGTTGAAAAAGTTCTTTGTATCTTTTACCAAAATCAGAAAGAACACCATCCATATCAAGATATATTTTTTGTATTCGCATCGTATTCCTTTTTGAGTATGAGTTTGTATTTTGTTGGTTCGAATGGTATGAATGGTGTGTATTTCTTTATTTTTTTACTGACGTTTGGATAATGAATTGTGTCACCAATCTTTCGATCCCACGATGGTAGAAACTCAAGCACTTTGTTCAGTATGCACACAGTCTCAAGTGAGATTTCCTCATGTAGCAACTTGATCAATAGTTCTGGATATTCACCATCGTGCGACATAAACAAGTCATTTGGCTTGCCATGACTCATTAATGATTCAATCTCATTCGTAAAGGTATACGTCAAAGACTGAATAATCTTTTGTCGTTTGCGATACTCCTCATCAGATTCATTGGTGAGAAGATGCCCTACCCAGACATCCTGGTTATGAACCAAATTAGCAACAAGAAAATCACGGCATATATCAACATTTGCGAATCTCCGACTTAGTTTGTAAAAGTGCCATTTATCTTTTCGATTCTCAAATGCTTCAATGCTTGTGCTTACTTTACCGTGATACTTAAAGTAATCGTAAGAATCTGAATTAAAGTGTAGTTTGAGAGAAGTGTATAAACAGAATGCTTCATAGCCCGTCATATCGGTAAACGATTACCTTTCACTTTTAACATATTTAAACGTTCTGCTTGCTCATGAATCTTTGACTTTAGATTTGGTGTGATGAGTGAAGCAGCAACTTCCAATTCTAATCCAGTCTCTTTACAGTGTTCAGTGATGGCCTCAAGATATGTGTAATCTGTGTTGGCCACCAGTCTCTCTATCTGTAAAGAGAACTTGAGCATTTCATCTTTGGTTGGCATCAGAAATTAACTTTTATTTTGCTACCAGTGCTGCTTGGTAGTTCTGCCGACCACGATTGAAATTGTTGAGTAGTCTGATCTGGTATTGTATCATTCGTTGTGCCACTGAATAGCCAGTTGTTATTTGGTATGTTACTGAAATCATATTCTGATTGTTCACCAAGAGTAACTGGACTCTCTTCTTTTTCGAATGGCACAACATCAATCATACCATCAATTTGATAACCACAGCCTTGTAAAAAATCACGGAATCTATCAAAGATGTCACCAAGATACAAGGCATTGCAATTCATTTCTAAGTCTCTTTCACCTTCAGCAGAATGAAAGCGAAACATGAATGTGTGGTTGTCATTATCAAAATCCATAATATAATCTCCGTTTATTTACGATTAGCAGCGTGTGCAATACAAACAATATCATCACTCTTGGCATATGAACACCGTACAGTCAATGGGTCAATACCTTTTGCAATAGCGTTTTCAATATTTGCTGCCATTAGTTTACGGTCATTCAAACCATAAAGACATATCGCAGCAACGATTGAAAGTAGAACCAAAGTAACCGAAACTGTGGTTATACTACTCAATCCCTTCTCCATCATCTTCTCCTTTTTGCTTGATAAAATACTCATGAACTCTTCTTTGCCTTATTGTAGAATAAATGTCTGCCGATTTGAGCAGTGTACCTCATATTATTCCAACCAGGTTTTACATAGTCTGCATGAAAGAACAATGCACCTCTTGTTGGATCTTTGAACTTTTCAGTATAAAGATAGAACGCCAATGCTAGTTCAGTTACACTATTATACAACGAATTACTCTCTAATGTCAAGAGTCCTTTTCTCATCATATCCTTAGGACGATTTTCACATACCCATGAGAATTGACAAACGGTGCCAACTTTTTGTTTGACTACACCACAATATGTGTCAGGAAATACACCTGATTGCATTCGATTGTGTGTAACAAATGCTACGGCAATTTGCCCAAGTCTTGGTTCTAGTCCTGCTTCAAAATACATGTTCTGTGCAAGACATTCAACTTCCGATCTTGCTTGTGGTGATAAATCTTCCAGTTGAACTTTCGGCTGAACTGGTATACTGATTTGTGCTGCTGCATGACCAACATATACAACAAATGCTGCAAAGATACTACAAAGTAATAGTGTGATGTAACGCATATTTCTCCTTTTTAGTTAGAGATGTGCCGAAGCACACCCGTTCCCGTCAGGCAGTTTTTTTGCTTTGTGTTTTTTCTGCTGAAATATTTGAAACGAATCCATTCAAGGCTTGTGCCTTGGCAATGATTTCGCTTTCTGAGGGATATGGTGGAAGTGCTGGATGGTCAGGTATTGCTTGTCCGTTTAGTTTAGCGGACTCCACCTTTACTTGCCAGTCGTGGCTAAGTTGATCACGCTTACCATAATACTCTTCGGTAAGCATATCTCTTGCCATTTTTAGAAGTTCAAGACGAATCTCGAACGGTGTAAGATTACTCATAATTACTCCTGTGTGTTGTGTGTTTACTGGCGGGTTGTGTGTAATGCCAGTACACTTATTTAGTTATTTTAATCCCAAAGGCCACGGTAGTATTTGCCAAACAAACGAAAACCGTTATCCATGCGATCATAAACTTTGTTCATACCATCATAGTCACATTCATATGTGTGATTGGGACCATTTACCATTTGTGACAATTTGGGATTATCTTCACATGGCACAAACTGCATATCGATATGACCAGAACGATATGCTTCTTCCCATGAGTCATCAAGCAGATGTTCAAAGGCAAAAATCATTTCATTCAACACCCATTCCCAACGACGATGTGTGATATCCCAAGATTCTTTTTCATATTGTTCATCACCTTCAAACTTAAAACTGAATTGTGATGAATCATTTTCATAACCAACGATACGTAGTTCTTCTGGCACATCTTCAAGATCAACCATAGGTGAACCATGTTTTGTTGCTTGAAGTTGTTTGAGCATCGGCAAAATAATATTTGCTAATGTGTGATCCATTGACCAAGTATCGTACTTGTCAATACGCACTTTGATTTTGCGTTCTTTGTGACTTTCTATCCACTGACAAAACTTAGTTAGCCAAGAATCATTACCATTCTTATCTTCGGCCAACCATGTACCAAAGTCATGAACCCAATCAGGATGTCGTTTGAATCCATACTCATCAGGTACTTTTTTTACCCAAAAGCAAAGCAGTTCTGCTAATTGATAAGGACCAAACCAGTTTGTATAAGGACCAATGTAAACACGCATAATGTATCTCTGAATTTGATGTGGGTTGTTTTGGTAATAAGGTACAACCCACTTAAACCCCAGCAAGGCTATTTAAGCAGCCATTGCGTAGTAATTATCGTTTGCAGATAATTTATTTGCTTGATTTACAGTCATCGCCTACTGTGTTGCCTTCTCCACTATCTCACCCTGTCGAAACCAGGTCTAGCCCATCAGAAATGTCCTGCTGTTCACAGGTCGGGAATTCCAATCCTCAGAGTCTTGTTAAACTTTTACATATCACCCTAAACAACACTTCTGGTGGACTAGGGCGGAGTCGAACCGCCGTCCAGAATGCCTTCACTTTGAAGGAGTTACAACAATTCTTTCAACTGGCACACAACGTGCCACGATATAATCTCTGTGTCGCACAATCGTACTTGCCACTTCTTGGCACTGTTCAAAATTCTCAAATGTTTTCCATTGTGATTCTGTAACTGAACCTGAAATGATGACCGTTACAATTAATGCGTAAAACATTAGTCTGATACTACAATGAATCCTTCTTGTTGCATTTGTTTATGAAATTCATTTTTCTTCATAGCATACCAACCCCAAGAACCAAAAAATGTTGTGCCTGGATTTGGTCCTTGTTCTCTCAAGTACGCATCAAGTTTTTTATCGTATTCTTTTTCAGTAATTTGCATATCACACCGTTGTAAATCTTGCTGAACCTTTGCTCGTTCTTCCTGGCTTCAACGGCTTATCAGACTTTGGTTTTGTTTCTGTTTGAAATGGTGCATGTGGCTTATTGAAAGCCATCTTGCCTACATTCTCTGTCTTGCCGTGACCTGGGAATCCTGTTTTGTTTGTTCCGTGTAAGGTCGCTGTTTTTCCATCATGATGTAAGATTGAGTCTTGATTATAATGTTCTCCATGTTTCTTGATATCATGGAGCAACTGTTTGCCGTGTTCATCTCCTTTTCCCTTTGCATGTACCAAAATAGACTTCTCTTTACCACCTTCCCAATGACCTTCAACATCTTTGTGAGTGTAGCCTTGTGCAGTCAGTTTCTTTTTCAGTTCTTCGTGATTCTTTTTGTTTTGTTCCGGCGACACTTCATCATGAGGTCGCTGTGATGAAAGAATCGCATAATGGCGACCTTCTTCCGCATGTTTAGCCAATCTTGCTAATGGATTGCCTTCATCTAATTGTGTATGTTGTTTGAATGATAGCATAGTGCCTCCGACATGTCAAGCATATTTATCAATCATTTCAATCAACGGTTGCCGGTAATCGTGAATCTGTTTTTCGAATACCTGCGCTGGTCCTTCTTCGGTAGCAATCAGTACCACAATGTCATCAATCCAAATACCAGTTCGTTCAGCAAACATCAGTGCATATGCTGTACACTGCATAAAGTAGTTCTGAATGTAATCTTCATCTTTCTGTTTTGTGGATGTCTTGAAATCAATGACTGACAACTTACCATTCCATTCAGCAATCAAGTCTACACGACCAGCAATTCTAAGTTTATCGGAATACAGTGCTTGCTCTTGTGAATAAACTTTACCAACGTTCTCATCAATGATTGGCTTGATTTTGAAAAACAATTCTTTCAGATCAGGCATCAACATCTGCATTCTGAAATCGTTTATTTCGTTGTTGATATAATCTTCACAAATCTTATGTACCTTTGTACCACGGTTTGATGCCTTGCGTGATATCTCGTTTGCTCTCTCTTCACCTACAGCCTGTCGCCATTCAAAAAGGGCTTTCTTGCCGTAATTGGAAAGTACCGTAGTGATAGACTTATACTTGTTGCCTTCAGGCGTAGTATAGAGTCTACCACTATCAGTAGTTTCTGCTTTTAGGTCAAATTGTAGTTGCGGTAACTTTACATGATCAAATGTTCGCATTGTTATGTTTTTTCTGAAATATCCTCAAACTTCAATTTGGCCAAAATGTAATCCTTAACTAGGCTTGAACGAACAATGTCATCTGGTGTAAATTCAATTCTTGTAAAAGCATCCATATGGTATGCAATATCAAAAAACTTCAATAAACCAGATACATCGTTTTTCTTTTTGTTCAAGTCAGTCTGTCTGTAATCACCACACCAAATAATCTTTGATCGATGACCCACACGTGTCATTACGGTATCTATTTCTTCAAACGTCATATTCTGCATTTCATCAACAATGATAATGGCATCATCAAATGACATACCACGAATGAATGATGTTGAAATGAATTCAATATGACCTTGCTCTTCGAGTCTATCCCATGCATCTTTGCGACCAAAAAGTGTTTCGCATATTTGACGATATGGTTGTTGATAGATTTCCATCTTCTCATCTACACTTCCTGGTAGATGACCGATTTCTCTAGATTGTACTGCGGAACGAACAACAATAATTTTTTCAAAGGTGTTGCTCCTATCTAACACCTCTTCAATTGCTTTGTATAGTGCTGAAAAAGTTTTACCTGTTCCAGCAACACCATGTAACGCTATAAAGTAATCTTGCCTCTTATATGCATCAAAAAATATTTTTTGGTTTTCAGTTAAGGGTTGAAAGGTTTTCATATCATCCAATCGTAACTTCAATCGATTGGATGGCTTTGAATAATCATTTACTTCTTCACTGCTGTAAACTTGCTTTAGTGCTGCTCTCCTTGCCATAAGTGTTCCTTATATACGACTACAGGTTAGCATGATACAATTACTGCCCAAATTTTCCTAGATGCTTATCTACAATTCTTTGTGTTTGTGATTCTCTGATGGATTTTTTACCGTGCTTATTGGCCACGGAAGATTGTTTATGATTCTCGGAAACTTTTGCTAAAACTTCTTTGAAACCGTCTGGTACTTTACCAGTAATTGATACGCCACTGACAATTGACATGGCGCCAAGATGAACTTGTTGAATGTGTGGATTTTCTTTGAGATATTCGTCTTTGCCAGAAAGGCTTATGAATTTCTCAAAAGTTTCACCTGTTTCAGTATTTAAAAAATCGTATGTTGGCATTAATCTTATATAGTCAAGTACCACTCTGGCTTAGGACGTTTTGTCCAACGTGCAAAGTGTGTTTTCTTCTCATTGTAATATTTATGATATGATGCAAGAGAATCATTCATTATTTTACAATCATCAGGCATAGCTGGTGTTGGTTCTGTTTCACACAGACCAACAGGAATTTTTTCTGGCAACTTTGCCAAATCATCTCTCAATCTTGCACACGCATGAATTTTACCATAACGGTATGTGTATTCGTCAAGCAAATGACACCACATTTCATAAAGCCATTTGTAGTTCAAATGATTTGCTCTAGCCCAAACGTTCGATGGATGATTAACATGTGATGCTTTCATCAATCGTTGTTCACGATCATCGGGCAAACGCCAGCGTTTAATCTTGCGATTATTCACGGTCAAATCATAATATTCTTGACCGTCACAGATCCGATGCGCCGTTGACAATAATTGTGCGTACTCAATAATCATCTTTACCACGTGCTTGTCGCAGTGGTATTCAGCGCATGTTTTCGGATCGTGATCAAGATAGAAGATATTCATTAGAAGCAGAAAAATTTACAACTTACATGACCTTCAGCAGGACGATTACGTTGTTGTATTTGAACCTGTGTGAGTTCTTTGAGATGTTGATATTTCATCTCAGATTCACGCTTTTCCATTTCACGTTCTAATTGTTCAACACGAACAATTTTTTCACGCAACAATTCTTGATCGTTCAAGCTTCGTGGATTGACCACGGGATCACGAACGGTTGTGCCACAAGCCGTCAAAAGAAATAACGGCACCATAAAAATCAACTTACTTTTCATCATCTTTGTCCTCCGGTGTCATCTTACTCATGATATAAACCAAACCAATAAACTGAACAGCGCCGTAAGCCCCAGCCAAAGCCATAAGAGCCATGAAGAAGGCAACGATATAAAACTTTTGGCGTTCAGTGAAAAGATTACCATAAAAATTTGCTGTAGTAATTGCTTCGACGGCCTGTTGCTCAAGTTGTAAATACTTGTCAACAAGCCATGCTTTGAACTTCGACATTTTCACCTCATAAAAGAAGGGGCACGTGGATGTCATCCCGACATTCATTGTTGTTTAATGATAAGCCTATTACACCGCTGACGGCTACCACCCCGAAACTGATTATTCGGTGATTTCGGTTACTTCATCTTCAATCACAGGTACATCGACCTTAGCAGGATTTGCTGCTTTAGCCTTAGCAGGCTTTGCTTTCAGATCAGACAAAGCCTTAACATCATTTTCATCTGAAACAAGAGGCAAAGTATCAAAGCCAAGACTAGCCAACAGTTTTTTCATTTCATCGACATTGAGTAACTCATAGCCGACAACTGTACGACCATCTTTGTGTGACTTCACAATCGCACCCATTTTTTTGAGTTTCCACAACTCAGTTGGAATGCGATACATTGCCTGATATTTCATTGTCAATTCAATTTGACGTTTTGTAATCAAACCACCGTTCGTGAGAACCTGAAGAAGGCGCTCTTTACGAATTGGGTTACCAGATTTAATGCGAGCCATAATATAGACCTCCGTTTTCAACAGTAGAAATGATAGTATAGCAAAGGTTGACTGAATTGTCAAGCATTACAATACCTCGTTTTTCCGACCTAGACCTGCCGGATTGATACCAGGAGTAACATAGACATAGTTACCCTTGTGCATCGGCGCCGTACAGGACGCAACATCTGCCACAATCTCACGGTCAGAAGATGAGAGTTTGTGGTAATCTTTCATAATGCCAGTCTTTGTCAAAGCACCTTTGTGAGTGTCTGGAAGACTTGGAATATGCTTTGTGCTACGCACCACACGACTCGGCATCAGTGGCTTGTCTTTTACTTTCTTGGGCGCAGCGGCAGGAAACCGACCACCAGAAGGCAGTGGAATCTTATTGATTGACGAAATGAAGTCTTGCTGTTCTTGCAATTGCTTCTTCGTCAACTTCTTTTTCTTCGAACTGGAATATATTCTGATCATCATAACAATACCATTATATCAAGGGTTGAGCCATCTGTCAAGGGATAATTTTCTCTTTTACCTTTGTGATATGTTTACATTTGTTGTGATATTTGTAACCAATGCAGGAGCAAGAAAAATGCTCATTTGACAATGTTACCAGATACTCGCCTTTTGAACCGGCGACTTTGAACTTGCGTATACTTGTTGTCGAACCGTTAAGTATTTTCAGATTGACAACACTTGCCAGATTGATAACAGATATTGGAAAGTCTTTGTTGCCAGTTTGTAAACAGAATTCGTTAGCATCTAGCCAACGATAGGGTTTGATAACGACACCTGTAAAAGTTGTCGATTTAGTAATGAACTGACAATCTACGGTGACTGTCGAACCAACTGAAGGCAGAGTTTTCATAGTACATACATTATACCAGAGACTCTACCCTCTGTCAAGTGTGTTGTATTTTTACAACACTAATTTGTTGCTTTTTCTGTAATAATGGCAGTTGAATTCTGTCGATCAATTGACAAATAACCATTACAGACAATATTCCAATCCTCGGAGTGTTCTTCTTTTTCACTTTGAACTGGAACGGTAATGTTTAGATGTTTGAACAAATATTCTTTCTCACCTTCGAATACACGCCACACATGATCTGAAGTACCACGACCGGGTTGACCTCTGCTTTTGTTGAAACGAATTCGGTATTTGTTCATATGATATCGTCTGCTGGTTTCATTGCAAAATTTTGTTGTGCTTGCACAACCGTCAAATTGAAGTGTACAAACTTTATAGGTTGATTTGATGCATGTCGAGTAAATGAATGAGCAAGCCAGGAGTTTGTGAGAATCAAAAGACCGGGCTTGGGTTCAAAGTTTATCATCTGACTTGCAATGGTAGCCATTGATGTATCTTTTTCGTAAAGATCAAGTTGAACTTTACCAGGTCTTGGATCATGAAATACTACTCTTGAAGATTTGTCTGGAACTTTTAGAAAATAAAAGCCAACGATTTGAGAGCCATATCCATGTACGTGTTGTTCCATCAATGAATGTTTATAGTGTTCTTGTGTCCACATTTCATTAAACATAACATCAAGATTTTGCATGTTGTAACCTTGATTGTCTAATATGTCCCAAGATGTTCGACCGACAAACTGTACAAAATCTTTAATTCTTGGATCTTCATAATAATTACCTGTCATCATCACAGGATATATGTCATCGACTTTTTTTTCTTTGTGTACTTTTGCCAGTTCTTCTTCGGAAACTTGTATCACCGATTTCAAAAACTCTGGATGATCGGCATAATAAATTGGACAAGCAAAATGATAAGCGGCGTTAAGCATAATGTATTGTATCTTTCTTTGTGTAAGAAGTCAAATGTGTTTTTTAAAATATTAGGTAAAACTTCCACCATCAACAATGGTGCCTGTTTTGCTGTAATTACCACCAAAACCTAAATTTGTGCCTTGTGAATCGGGATCAAATCGCATATACACAGCAGGTTTGCTACCCGTTGGATTAGAACCATCGGAACCCAGATCGACTGGATTACCAAAAGCATCACGAAACTTTAGACGATTAGATTCTTGACTGAGGTCAGTGTATCCCTCAGCAAAATAATATTCACCAATTCTTCCTCTCATCAAGTGTGAGCCATTACCTATCAAAGATGAGCCATAGAGCATATTGATGACGCCACTTGAATATTGTGTAAAAGTATTGGAAACTGGATTTCCATTTACGTAAACGTGTCGTTTAGAAGGAGATGTGTTATCAATGCTTATCAGTATGTGATGATTTGTGTTTGCGGTAACATCACCACTAGCAACCAAACAATAAAACCTTCCTCCCTGATCAAAAATCTCTAATCCATTAGATGTGTCACGGCGAATACACACAGGACCTTCTGTAAGAACTCTATAAGCACTATTATCAACGACTCTGGTCCATATAGATGCAGTAAACCCAGTTGTATTTGCTACACCAGACAATGCACCTCTGGAAAGGTAACCGGTAGCACCATCAAAATTAGCCCAACTACCAAAAAATTCGTTGGGTCCCCTTGCGCCAGTATAAGGTCCACTATTAACAGAAAAATCTCCACCAGAACCATAATTTTTTCCAGGATTTCTACCAAACATTGGAAAATATACCAAAGGTTGCACACCAAATGGCAAAGAACCATCAGCACCAGGATCGGCTGGTTTTGCATTTATTCCTGTACCAGTAACGAACTTGGCAAGATTAGACGGTACTGACAAATCAACATAACTTGTATGAAAAAGTAATGATCCAAAACGTCCATTGATTAGATAACTACCAGCAATACTAGCAACTGACACATATGATGAACTGAACTGTATATTTTCATTAGTGTAAGTGCTAAAAGTAAATAAGGAAGTTTTATCTTCACCATTGATGTAAATTTTTCTCAAGGATGTTGAGGACATATCCATTGATGCAGTAACAATCAAATTTTTACCAGTTATAGTCAACGCACCGGCGGAAGAAGAGGCATTTAATATGTAACCTGAAGGTGAACCAGAGGAATTGAATGCGTGAATTTGAATTATGTTTCCAGCATTTTCGTTGAAAAACACATAGAATCTATATTCTGATGCTGGACCACCTGCTGTTCCTATATAAAAAGGTGAAGCATACGTATATCCCACATCAAGGTTTATACAAAAAGAAATCGTAAATTGTTTACCATTGGAGGCGCCGGTAAGACCACTACCAGTATTCAGGTATTGAGTAGAGCCATCCAAATCCACATAAGGTGAATTATATTGATTAGGTCCTCTGCCTGATCTTGCCACAGTTCCCGTCAAAGTAAAGTCACCACCTGTGCCTGAATTTTTTCCTGGATTTGTTGTATCGTTCAGTTTCAGATACATTATCGGATTGAGTGATTCTTGACCAGTCGCTGTTTTCAAATCCGCCGTGATAAACAAACGTCGATTAGCAGAAACACTTAAATCACGATAAGTGTAATCAAGATAAACATGAGCAAGACGGCCATTTACCTTTTTAGTCGAATCGGTATCTGACGCAACAGTATGAACTGACTGAGTAAAATCAATTGGAGTACCATTATAAGTCGACCAAGTTACGCTTGATGTTCTATTGATATCATTGACAAACAAATAACGCTGTGCAGAGTTGTCTAGATTTACAGAATATATTATATGATTCCAAGTTTTGTCAACCAAAACGCCAATAGCACTTGATTGCAATACCCAGTTACCAGAAGAATCCTGTGCTTGAAGGTAAATGTCTGATCCAGAATAGTTTACGTAAAATTTGTTGTTGTTAACGCTATATATCTCATACGGTCCACTACCAGCGGTTGAAACATTAATCCAAACCCATGCACTGAACGTAAATGTTTTACCATCAGCATTACCGGTAAAGTCAGATGCTCTAGACAGATAATCATTTGTACCGTCAAAATCAATACCATCTGCAATTATTGGAACGGCGGCAACTTGTCTAAACAATCTATATGCACCGATTGATCCAGCACCTAATGACGCTAATATTGGCATTTTTTTCTTCCTAATTCTGTGATATTGCTCATATACTTATAATACTTGCGTTACTAAATTTTTTTATTGTATTTTAAAACGTAATTGAACCAGAACCAGTCCATCTATAGATTCTAAATCCATCCGCTGTTGTCGCTTCTGGAGAACCGGTTGTTGATGCTGCTGCTGCAAAACTGTCTGCATAACGAATAACGACCACACCAGAACCACCAGCAGCACCAAGAGCAGCAGGATTACCCGGAACATTTCTTGCGCCACCACCACCACCGCCACCTAAATTAGTCGTGCCAGCAGTTGCATTGCCCCCTGGTGTTGTATATACACCATTATTTCCCGCACCAGTTCCACCTCCACCAGTTCCACCAGTGCCGCCTCTACCATTATAACCACCATCACCAAGTCCACCGGCACCACCACCACCAGCATAGGTCACAGGTGTTCCAGTTATTGATGATGCTAGACCATTACCACCATTACCACCAGTGTAGCATGTGGGAGAATTTGAACCATTTCCACCAACAGCACCGGCACCCCCACCACCACCAGAGCCCTGTTCACCAGGTCCCGCAAAACCTCCAGTGTTGCCCTGACCGGTTGCTGCCGCACCACCAACTGTGAAACGATAGCCTGAACCACCACCCGAACCTCCAGCACCACCGCCACCGCCGCCAGAGGGGTCATACGCTATACCGGCTCCATTACTACCTCTACCTCCGCCTCTAGAAGAAACTGTTCCGAAAACTGAGTTAGTGCCATTCGAACCAACTGAAGCGGTACCACCAGCAGAGCCTCCAGCACCAACAGTTACATTATAGGATATACCAGAAACTATATCGATATAACCCATTCTCATTCCACCAGCACCACCACCGCCACCGCCAGTATAACCACCTATGCTGCTTCCACCACCACCGCCAGCGCCTCCGGCAACAACAAGATATTCGACAAAAGATGGCACTGTGCTGCTGACAGCACCAGAAGTGGGAAGTGCGGCAGTTGGTGGTGTAAAGTTAGCTGTGTAACGTGCTACACCTTTGGTGATGCGTAGGTCATCGATGTAGCCGTTTAACAACCCGCCACCACCATTCAAATAACCATTAGCAGCAATTATTGGTCTTTGAGTGGCGTTTATATATACGTTTGAATCGGTGTACGTTGACCCTTCTTGTGTTCCGTTTAAAAACATTTTTGTACTAGTTCCACTTCTCGTCACAGCAACGTGATACCAAGTAGAAGTAGATATTGTTGTGCTTCCAGTTATTTTGTCTGCCGAGTCTGTCAAGTAACGAAGTGTTTTTGCTGTTCCATCTACATATATTGTTGGATATAAACCGTTTACACCGTTTGGCCTAAAATCAATTAAATTATCAAAGTCACCACTTGATGGAAGCGCAACAAAATAAACCCACATTTCAATGGTGAAATCACCCCTACCAAATGCGTATAAATCCGTCGTTGCCATATTCGACAACACGTAATCACCCGTACCATCAAACGCCATCGAACTACCACCGAATTTGCTGACGCTAGTGCTAATTTTAGCATCACCCACAGTCTCCAAATCGTTCATCATTGCACTGTCAGCAATGCCAGCATTGGTGAAATTATAGAGCAAAGATGTATTGTTTATATTAGTAAGTGGTGCAGTTGGCGGAGTAAAATTTGAGGTATATACTGCTGTTCCATTGACGTATCTAAAATCGCAAATATATCCTGGAAAATTATAACCAGCACCGCCAGCATAACGACCAATATCGAATGTTCCATTGATACCATATGCTGCTGAATTGGTGCCGGTTTGAACAGACACACCATTAACATAAACAGCGGTACTTGAACCATTTCTAACAAAAGCTAAATGAATCCATGAATTAATTGGCAAATTTAAATTACTTGGAGTTGATGTAAGATATCCAAATGCTGGAGAATACCAATATATGTAACCACCCGTTGCGCTAAAATTTATAGCAATCGCCGCCGCATTACCACTTCCCTGATCATGTAAATACCAATAACCCGCCGAGGTGCAGTATACCCAAGCCTCAATTGTAAGGTTTGTAGAGCCATTATTCACATAAGCGGTACTTGCTGGAGTTTGTAAATAATCTCCAGTTCCATCCATATACACACTACCACCAATCGTATTTGCACTATACGCTGTATTAGATGTAAATTGTGAGAATTTTACCACACTTACATTACCATTTCTAGTCACCGCAAAGTTGTTTGTGCTACTATCTTTAAGGTAAGGTAAGTGACAAGTAAGAAGTGAAGTACCAGAAACAGCAGTCAATGGAGAAGAAGATGGTGTAAAACTTGCGGTGTATAATGCGGTTCCTTTTACAACACGAACATTTGAAATATATCCTGTAAACCTACAATCTGAACCATCGTTGTCTGCACCAATTGTTACAGGTACACTTGGGTCAGTAAGATTTAAGCTATTAGAAGTCGAGCCAACTAGAAAGCCATTTACAAAACCCCTCATTGTTGTGCCACTTCTAGTCATAGCAAGATGTGTCCAAGTGTTCAGTGGAATAGCCGCCACATCTATTCTAGATACCGATCCTGTTCCTGGAATTTGAGTATAAAAGATTGTCGAACCTTCATAAACAATTATGATCCACTGTGCAGTAACACCATTATTGTGCATACCAATAATTTGGCCACCCGTTCCTCCGGGTGTGGCGGTCATATACACCCATGCTTCGACAGTAAAATCGCCGGTACCAAAAACAAATGCTGAATTAGTTGGTACTGAAAGATAAGTTGCACTACCGTCAAAGTAATTTGACCAATTGTTACCGTATGGTGAGAATGTGCCTTGAGTGGGATTGCCGTTACGAGTTACTGTAAAATTATTATTTGACGAATCTCGAAACACATTGTTATTGTCATTATTTGTGCCATTACCAGATAAAAGCAAAGTAACATATTTGAAGCTTGCGTCACCTGTAGCACCGGCAGCAGCCTCACCAAAAACAACTCTTCTAAATTGTCCTAAGCCTCTTGTCGAACCGGCAGCAAATGATGTAATTATAGGCACAAAATTTTATCCCAAACCAAATACAGTATTTGCAGAAATTACAGTGTATGTGTTTGCTGCGGTCTTGAATACTGAGTAACTAAACAAATTAATTTCAGCACTTGAAATTGACACATTTGCTGGTCGTGTATTTCCAGCATAATATAATGTTTGTCTAACACCATCAATCGAAAGATTTGCTTCATGACGCACAGTGCCGTGCTTGACAGCAATTGCTACCGAAGTGGTTTCACCTATTGTTGTCACTGAATCAAAAGTGTTCTGTGTATTCGCACGAAGATTAAATGTCACATTTGCAGTTGTGTTCGCATTGAAGAAAAACACGGTGCTATTGACAACATCAATGTTGACATTACCCCCAACCGAAATTGAATTAATGTTTGCTTCTTCCAAAACTCTAGTAAGAGAGATGTTTAAGTTTGAAGCCAGTTTTGGGGAAGTGACGGACTGATCACCAAGGTCTACCGTTACGATAGTGCCGTTGGCTATTCCAATGTTTGTGATAGCATTTGCACCAATGCTATCAACAGTAATTTTGTCTAAAGGCATAGTAGTCTCCTATTCGCTTATTTATACGAACAGAAGACTTGACTTATCCTTTGAGTAGTTGCTGTCCTTCAGTACGCAGGTCTTCTTCAAATTCCTGCATATTCAGTCGTGCTAGTTCTGAACGCAGACTTTCCAATTGAACTTTGTCAACATTGGTTTCAGCAATCTTATCTTCAAGTTCACGTATGCGTTTTCTGATTTGTTCTTTATAAGACATAATCTTTTTCCTGCTTGAGTAAGCGGTACAGAGACTTGTCATGATGCTTTTGATTCTTCAATTGTTGACTCTCATACTGCTCACGATTTTTGTGGAATTTAGTCTTCTTTGGCTTTTGAAATTTCTTACCGCCAGACAACATATTTATTGCTCCTAAAAGATAATATCTGCTATACCATATTCTACCAAATCTTCTGCTGTCAACCAGACATCAGTTGGTCGTAGAAACTTTGATTTCACATCTTTGACCGACAGTTTTGAACAGTCGGAAAGAATCTTTGCCATCTTGTGATGATACCTGTCACACTCTTTGGCATAAGCCCGCATATCATGATACTTGCCACCCATTTCATCATTGAATTGGTGAATCATGATCGTAGTGTTTTTACCTACGGCACGATAACCTTTTTCACCAGCAGCAAATATCACAAACGCAGCACTCATCAAATTACCGTATGCTAGTGTACGAACAGGCACACCCACACCCAACATTAGATCAGCCAGACCTATCGCATCACCCAGATTACCACCTTCTGAGTTGATGTGTAGTGTCAGTGGCTTTTCAATCTTGTTGAACTTGGCATAAAGTAACCAACGTGATGCCGCTTCAATGTTTGTTGGCTCAATGCTGCCAGACAAAAAGTGGGCATACTGTTCAAATTGCACTTCATTTTCTTTGTCGCTCATACCAATTATATGCCGTTCTCAAAATAGATTTTAGGTCGTGCTTGGGTTTGAAATTAAGATGTTCTTTGGCGGCATCGGAGTTGGCGACTAGCCTTCGTGGGTCACCTTCTCTTCGTTTACCGATTGTGTATTGAATCGGAACGTTTAGTTCCTGTTTAGCAGCATCAATCACTTGTAGTACAGTATAACCTTTACCAGTTCCTAGATTGAATAGACTAGGTTGATTGTTTCCTTTTTTCTGTAAGTATTCGTCAGCCAGCAAATGTGCTTCAGCAACATCACACACGTGTACATAATCACGTATGCAAGTACCATCTACTGTTTGATAATCGTTTCCATATACAATGAACTCTTCGTTATTTAGACTTTTGAACATTAGTGGAATCAAATGCGTTTCTGGTTCATGGTCTTCACCCATCTCACCATCAGGATCAGCACCCGCCAAATTGAAGAAACGAAAAATAATTGAATTCACTTTTGCATCACGAATCGCACACTCAGCCGCATACTTGCTATTGGC